ATAGAAGATAAACAACGCATAGCGGATATGTTTCTTGATTTGATAAAGACAACTATCAAGCATGAAGTAAATGTATCAATAACGAAAGACAAAGAGTTTTATATAGAGTTAGAAAAAAGTGGAACACTAATGAACATATTAGAAAAGGTATCTGTAAAAGAAACGGAAGAAAGCCTTGATGATATATGTTACATGGTGGCAGAGGGAATTGGTCGAGGCGTTATTGAGTTTGATGAGGACATAGACTATGAACTTTTGTACTAAGTGTGGTGAATTATATTCATCAGCGAGATATGAATTAGGGTATACAACTTGTCTTAGCTGTGGGGAACAACAAGCAACCAAAGTTAAGCATTGTGTCGCACCTATGCACAAATCCAATTACATGGTGTTTACGAACACTGAAGATTTAAAAGGTATCAATAATAAAGGGGGATTGATTAAATGAATAATACGAAAAACACTTTAACATGTCCGACATGTGACTACACTTTACATGGAGATGAGCCTGAGATAGTTACAGTATGCGAAGTATGTAAACTGGCTAATCAAGTGGCAATAGTCGTAACTTATACAGAGGGAGATTATGAATTTAAAATAAAGGGCAAAGATTATAAAGAAGTATTAAGTAAACTATGCAATTTTTTAAATGGTGACTTAGATTTTCCCTATACATTTACAGTAAAACAAAACTAACAAGGCATGGGGTGTCTTGATACAAACGAAAGGGGGTGATAACAAAGTCGTAAGACACTATTGGTCTAATAGTATAATAGTGTTATAATAATAGTATGATAAGAGATTATCATAGACGAGTGGTAAACACACAGTTTACCGCAGTAAAAAACCGTTCCGTGTTATCACGGAACACTAAATAAGAGAGGTATATAAAATGTACAATTTTGAAATACAAGCACCAAGCCATCTCACTTCATTGGCAACTTCGGGTATGTTAGTATCAGTCGATGTTAATGTGTGGTCGGCAACAAAGCAAGACCGAGTTATCTCAAACGAGGTAACTTCATCTAAAAAGGCAGACGCTAACGCGGGTAGGTTTGTTAAGAACTTACTAGCCAATAACCCACACCATAAAGACATAGCGAATTATAGGCAGACTATCTATAATTGGTTGAACAGGTCAACTTATCGGTGGAACAATTCACAGGAATATTTACCAACTGTTAATCTTGAGGACTTCAAGTCTGAATGGGATAAACATGAGAAAGAGTTTTACAGACTGGTTGATGTGTTCTGTGATAAGTATGATTATATTAAATCAAACATGGCATTTTCTCAAGGTGATATGTATGACGAACAGGACTATCCCGAAGTATCCGAAGTCAGGGCAAAGTTTGGTTGTCGGTTGTATGTATCCGAAGTGCCAACGCAAGACTTTAGGTGTCAGGTATCACAAGACTTGGCAGATGATTTAAGACTTTCATACGAGAGACAAACACAGGAGATAGTTAAAAATGTTTTACATCAACAAACAGAAAGAGTCATTGATGTCTTGGAAAGTATCTCACATTGTTGCGGAACGCATGAGGTCACTACCAAAGACGGAAAGACTACAACAAAGAAACGCAAGATATATGATACAACGATTGAGAAAGCAAAAGGTCTGTGTCGGACAATAGCACAAACTAAGCTATGCGATACCGAAGACAGTCGCAGACTACTCGAAGTAGCACAAGCACTAGACAATGCACTAACAGGTATTGATAGTGAGAAGATTAGAGTATCTGACTTTACTCGTGACAAACTTAAAACGAATGTTGACAGCATTCTATCAAAATTTAATTAACAATCCGTGATATCACGGAATAACATTTGGAGAGTATTATGTTTACAGCAACAATTAAAGAACTACGCAACTTAATCCCTATCATTGGTGAGTCTCTTACACCAATCATACAATCCGAGCCTGGGTGTGGTAAGACTTCTCTTTTGAATATGCTCAAAGAGGATTTCGGAGACAAGTATGACTACATATATGTAGACTGCCCTGTCAAAGATATGCAAGACATAGCTATGACTATTCCTAACCATGACACAAAGACACTTGACACTTATGTAGGTTCTTTGTTTCAACTTAATTCACCAAAACCTAAAATCATATTGCTTGACGAGTTTATGAAAGCACCGAAACTATTACAGGTGATATTTACAAGGCTCATGCTTGAGAGATGTGTTGGTGATATACCATTACCACAAGGCAGTATCGTCTTTGGTACTTCAAACAATCAGTCAGATGGAGTGGGTGATGGTATGTTAGCCCATGCGGGTAACAGGGTTTGTATCATACAAATGGATAAACCTAATTCTGACCAATGGCTTGAGTGGGCGGGTAACAACGGTGTTCATGCTTTGATTAAAGCGTGGGTTCATATGTTTCCTAGATGTCTTAATAGTTACTTAGATGATGGGCAAGATGATAACCCGTATATCTTTAACCCTAAGAAACCACAACTGTCTTTTGTATCACCTCGCTCTTTACACAAGGCTAGTGTCATTGTCGAAAACCGAGACCAACTAGGTGAGAACGCAACTATGGTTGCACTTGCGGGTACTTTGGGTAGACCATGTGCTAGTGACATGAGTGCTTTTCTATCGCTGGAAAAGAGTTTGCCATTGTTTGAGAGTATCTTAGAAGAACCTGAAAAGGTCGCTATACCTAAAGAGATATCGGCTCAACTTATGTTGATGTTCCAAGCTACTGACAAACTAAAAACACAAGATGACTTATCTCAATTCATGAAGTTTGTAGAACGCATACCATCTTCCGAGATGCAAGCCGTGTTCTTTACAATTCTAGTCAGACACAAAGAGGGTATGAAACTTGCTCGTGGTAACAAGCGTATATCCGATTGGACTAGAGAAAACTATCAACTATTCTAGGAGTATGAAATATGAATATCACACAAGAAACTAGATTGAAAAAGGCACATGTCTCGTTGATGAAACACCCTGAAACTGCATTGTATTCGGGGGTTATGTTGATGGGCAATAGCCGTGTCGTTGATGATGATATTACCGCATACACTAACGGTGTGGATAAGACGTACGGTCGCAAGTTTATGAAGAGTTTGACTGATGAAGAAATCAGAGCATTGGTCTTACACGAGAACTTGCATGTTGCATTGAAACATATACAACGGTTCAAGACTGAGTTTAAAGAGAACCCTATGCTAGTCAATGCGTCTGCGGATTTTGTTGTCAACGATATCATTGTAAATATACAGGATAGGTCTTTGTGTAAGCTACCGCAAGGTGGGCTTGTCGATAAGAAGTATCATAATTGGTCTGTCCGTGAAGTCTACAATGATTTGAAAGACCAACAAAGCAAACAAAGTCAAGACTCAAATGGTAATCCGTCACAACACGGAACACCAAACGGAAGTGGTGGAATACCTAAGAATTCATTTGACGAACATGAGTGGGAAGATGTTAATAAGATGAATGCAACAGAGATTGATAAGCTAACCAAAGATATTGACAAGGCTCTACGAGAGGGTTCGGTACTAGCGGGTAAGGTAGGGGCTAAGATACCTAGAGCAATCGAGGACTTACTCGCACCAAAGATTAATTGGAGACAAATTCTGCGTGAGTTTGTATCTAGTGCAATCAATGGTAAAGATGAATACTCATGGCGGAGATATAGTAAGCGTCTCATGGCTAATGATATTTATATGCCAACCACAGTAAACGAGAGTGTAGGTGAACTTGTTATTGCTATGGATACTTCGGGGTCTATCGGTACACAAGAACTGACCGAGTTTGTCTCGGAACTGGTATCAATCTGCGATACTGTGCAACCTGAAAAAATCCGTGTGCTGTGGTGGGATACTGACGTTCACGAAGAAGAAATTTATACCGAATTCAATGGTATAGAGCGAAAGCTATCACCGAAAGGTGGGGGTGGGACTGACGCGTCTTGTGTATCTGAATATATCATGGCTAATAAAATCATATGTGATGCATGTATTGTATTTACAGATGGGTATTTCCATACACCAAAGTGGGATAGTAGTATTAATACAATGTGGCTCGTAACAGAAAATGAAAGTTGTAGTGTGCCACATGGAACAATCGTTAAACAAGAACTTTAGGAGATTATCATGCAAAAAGAGTATTTAGTAGTTGAGTATTTAAGAAATGGTACAGGTGTAGTACAAGCCAAATTTAGTAGCAAACTAAAAGCGTGTGAGTATGCACTTGAACAATATCAACAACACAAGAACGTAGCGGGTTCTGACTTTGAAGTAGAGGAGGCATAGTTATGAAAACTTTTTATGATGAACATGATACGGGTCTTGAAGATGACAAGTATCAATACTATATAAGTGAACTTCAATCTAGGTTTACCAATGATGAAGTGCTGTTACACTTCGCAGACTTGATGAGACAAAGAATGTTTGCGGGGGACAAAGTGATGATGGATTGGGCATTGGATTATATGCTACAAAACATTGATATAACTGAAGCTACGGAGGAAATTGCCCAAGCTATTATTCATAAGGAGATTGATATATGAAAGTATTTAAAATTACCACTAGTTGGACAGGGTTTTCAGAGATAATGATTAAAGCCAAAGACAAAGACGAAGCAAGAGATAAGTTTAATGCGTCTGATTATGCCCCTGATGATGAATTAATCACAGGTAATGGATTAGATTATGGTTTTAATGATGAGCAAATAATTGATATGGAGGAGTTTAATACATGAAAAATGAATTTGAATTGACAAAGCAACAAGTCAAAGCACTTAAAGACAATGATTGGGAACCGCTACCGTATGGTGCATGGTTACGCATAGAACCAAAGGACTTCAAAGGTGATTGGAAAGAGCTAGTAAGTAATTTCAGTCTCGATGATGATACTCTTAAAGCATACCTGTTCGTAGTGGGTGTGGAACAAATTAAACAAGAAGACTTAGAAAAGGAGGAAGACGAATGAGTAATAAATCGAGAAAGTTTTTAGTCATCATTGATGACAGTATTGACACACGCACGGATTGGTTTGACCAAATCGTAGGTGCGTTCGAGGACAATGGTATATCCGCCACGATACATGAAGTTGATGATGATGATTCATTGATTGGTGAAAAACCATTAGACGATTATGACCCATACGAGGAAGATGAATATGAATAAACTTAGAATACAGGACGGTGTAAGTTATGGTGACTTATGGTTAGGAATAATCATAGGTGTTATGTTTGGGTTGGGGGGTATGTATTTATGGCATGAACTTGAGCCATTAATTAATCCTATGCCACCAAACTATGTATGTCAGAAAGGTATTGCCTACCAAGAAACCGAAATCGGAAGTGCAATATATTTGAAAACAGGACAGGCTTGTATTGATACACGCTTGATTACTAATCCGTGATATCACGGAACAACATTTAGGAGAGTATCATGTATGAAAAGTATTTAGGTTGGGATAGACTCAACAAGTTAAGAAACACAACAAAACATATTAAAGGTAGGGATAGTGAAGACTATTCTATATCACACAGTAGACCTTACCAGAAATTTATGAGGGTTTATGAAGATAAGAAAACAGGCAAAGAAGTTTATGGAATTCATTATGGCTATTATAAAAACGGTAAAAACCTACCGTTTGCTTATGTCAGTGATGATAATTCTATTGAATGGAATAACCAAGGGGTATATACAGGGCAAGGTTTAATAACTGTATTAGGCTATTGGGATTCAGAGGGAATGAGACGGCACAATGCTAAGAAGACTGACGGATACTCAGACATTTATACAAGATATCTTGTTGATAAGTACAAGATAGAAATACCTTTGTATGAGGGTTCAAGATACTTTATGCACAATGATGAACCTGTCTATCCGTTTGATATTATTAGACGAGTTGCCGATAGAAGTAAAATGAATGAAGTTATAAAAGAGTATGACCCATTGTTAAAACATATGTACTGCATGTTAAGAGCAATGGATAAGACAACATTCAACGAGATTAATAGGGAAAATGATAAAAATAAGTCATTAAATCAAATTGAAAATGTTGAAGACTTACTTAATTTAACTTTACATCACTTTTATAAGAGAAACTATTATTATAGGTTTAGAGATAATGATGAAAAAACTTGTAAAGCACTTGACAAAGAAGCTCGTCAGATTATCTATTATGAAAGAGACTGTTATAAGAAAGAAAAAATAGGTTGGGAAGAACGAATTGTCCCTAACAGCAAGTTTACTTTAGAATTTATTAACCGATAAGGAGAGTATTATGCAACATTTATTTTATGATAAGAAAACATATGACAAATTTTCAGGAACAGTCAGTAATCTTCAAACCGAAAAAGAATACATGGCTTGGAAACTTGTAGAGAAGTTACATGAAAAGCTAGGATATACTTGCTTTGACATGGTAAACATAGGCTCAGGTGATTATAATGGTGCTCAGATAAATTCCAACGGTAAAAGCTGTAATAACGTCGGCTTTGCTCTTGAGAAAGATGGATTTATGGTTGGGGTTGCTTGGGCAAGTGAAAGTGACGAAAAACAAAATTCTACACAATATAAATTTTCAGGTATATTTGACATACTTGAACAATCTAAAGGTGGTGATAGAAATACTACGTCATCAGAGAAACTTTCTAGGGTTGTAAGTATGGTTACTCAAAGAGTGAACTATTGCCTATTAAAAAATAAAAACTACATATTAAATAGCGTGATAGATATTAAAAGTCTAAGTACGAGTTATTTTAATCAAGATAGATATGAGTCAGATATAGATGATACAAAAAGCCACGGTCGAGAACTTCTGCATCTTCTAGATTGTGCAATAAATAAGAAACCATTAGATGATAGTAATAATATTTATACTGATAAGTTAAATGCGTTGCAAGAGTCAGTAGATAAATTTAATAAACGTATGGAAACTATGCCTGAAAAGATAGGCAAACCCTTTACTGTGGTTATACAAAAAGGTGGTATGTATGATAAGTTTTTCATAGGCGATATAAAGTTTGTCAAAGATGAAAATGCTAGAGGAAAGTACACAGAGTATGAAGTGGTGAAACCATTTGGTATTTATGATAGTATAGAAGACTACGAAGAAAATCTTACCAACAGAGCATTGATGTGGAAGATAGATGTTGTTGACCAAGCCGAAGAAAAGTATGGTGAATATATGTGTAAGCTAGGTTCAGGTCACTATTATGCAGACCAATATCACTTTGACGAAAAGCATGATATATGTGGATTTAAAAGTCATTCATATGCAAACCAAAATGGTATTGAAAATTTCTACGGTATAGCTTTCTTTCACTAAGGAGAATATGGAACTCGAACCAATACCACATTTTAAAATGACGGACTATGTTCGGGTTCCTGTTCGCAAGAACAATGGCAAGATAACAGTACACCTATCAAAATCCCACAAAAAATTTTATACAATTAATGAAGCACCTGACTTCGTAATATCTAAGATAGTAATAGCTGACGCATTAGCAAGAGAAGTTTTGGACGAATTTGATTCTGCAAACCCCTACCTAAAATCTGCCATACTTGTTTGTCCCGAAGATGGTGGAGACCCTGACAATGCATGGAAAGTTACAGAAAGCTTGTATATAATAGTAATTCATGTGAACGACTTTTATTATATGCAAGGAGAATTCATTGGCAACCCCCGAAAAGAAAGTTAAAGACAAAGTAAAAAAGATATTAGATAAATTAAAGTGTTATCACTTCATGCCCGCAACGGGTGGTTATGGTGCTAGTGGTGTCCCCGATATCATAGCCTGTCACAAAGGAAAATTTGTAGCGATAGAATGCAAAGCCAACGGCAACAAACCTACCGCACTTCAACAAAAACATCTACGAGAAATTTCAATCGCTGGCGGTACTTCATTACTTATTGACGAAACGAATATAGATATGCTAGAGTATTATGTCACAGGTAAGCAAACATTTAATTATGAAGAAAGATAATGTTAATCACCCATCACATTACACTCAAGGTAAGGTAGAGTGTATCGAGGCTATTGAGTCGGCAACAACTAATTTAGTAGGTATCATGGCAGTATGTGTAGCCAACGTAATTAAATATGTTTGGCGGTTTGCATTAAAAAATGGTATTGAAGATTTAGATAAAGCCGATTTTTATTTACAAAAATTAAGACAGAAAGTGAGAAAAAAACAATGAGTCAAGATTTGTTTAGACGAGTTAGAAGTTTGTTGCAAGACCACGTTCGACTTCTTAATCAATATAGCCTAGGGGATACTCACGTAGAGGAAGCCGAGGGTATCATTGATGAGATTAATATTTTGTTGCAGTCAGACGAAGTTAAAAATATTGAACATCAGATTGATGAGGCAGAACGTAAGCTCATTAGTGAAGACCTCGCTAATGAAATTATTAATGGAAAGTATTGCGTCGGTGGAAACTGCGAAGATTGATTATGATTCCGTGATTTCACGGAACGACATTTAAGAGTTGATACCAGTTACTAAAAGCTAAGTCGTGATTTGTATAAAAGGAGAGATTTATGCATTACCCACAAAGATTCATAGTATGTGATTTTGATGGTTGCCCATTAAGAAAATTTAGGTCTAAAAGAGAAGCCAAATGGTTTATTGATGATAAGCCTGACTGTTCAATAATAGAAGATAAGAATATTATGACTAAGTCGCTCTCAGAAGAATTAGAAGAATTTACTGCCAAATACGGTGAACCCCCATTTTAAGAAAGGAAACAAATGCCTAGAACTCATTACAGTAGAACACAAGAAGAAGAATTTTTAGCGCGAGCTAAACGTTTTATGAAAGAAAACCCCGATACAAATAGAAAAAGGATAGCTATGTATGCGGGAGTTGGAGTATCAGTGTTGGAAAGATTAGAAGAAGAAGGTAGAATAAAATTGCCTCCCGTCTTGACCAAAACACAAAAACGTATGGGAGTTAATTGGAATAAATATTTAGGGAATCTAAGTGGCAGATGAAGCAGACATAGCGAATGATGAGGTTGAGCGTCAATTAAAAGTGACCATGCAGTCAATCAATACCAACGTACCTGAGAATGATTCAGGTAAATGTATATGGTGTGACGCCCCCATCAAAGAAAAAGACACTCGCCGTTGGTGTTCCATTGAGTGCCGTAACGAACATGAACTTTATGCTAATAAACTATGACCACGAAGTCCCCTTGTAAGAACGTATGTAGATACGAAGAATTTGAAGATGAGCCTATGTGTATTGCTTGTGGTAGAAGTTATGATGACCTAGACAGATGGCTTTATGCATCAGATGAGGAAAAGAAAAATATGAATCACCGAGCAAAAGAAAGGTTAAAGCGATACAAACATGGTAGTTAAAGTAGGAAAAGCAGTTTGTCACAAGTGCAAACAGGACGCAAAATTTTATTGCCGAGGCAAATGGTACTGTGCTTATACCACCGAGATGGGTAACTTTAATTTAGTAGGTTACTGCAAAAATGAAAAGAAGGGGAGTGATGAAACAAATAGTAACACTTGATTTCGAGACATTCTATGATATAGGTTATGGACTAAATAAACTTACAACAGAGGAATATATAAAAAATCCTTTGTTTCAAGTTATAGGCGTTGGTATAAAAATCAACATGGATAAAACAAAGTGGCATGTTGGTTCCGCCGAAGAAATACAATCAGTGCTTAATGAAATAGATTGGAAAGAGTCAGGATTAGTATGTCATAACATGTTATTTGATGGTGCTATTCTTGCATGGGTATTTAATATCATACCTAAAGTTTATTTTGATACTTTGTCTATGGCTCGTGCAATACATGGTGTTAATGCAGGCGGTTCTTTAAAAGCATTAGCTGAACGATATGAACTTGGAGAAAAAGGTACAGAAGTTTTAAATGCTAAAGGTAAAAGGCTTGAAGACTTTGACCCACATGAGTTACGTCAATATGGTGAATACTGTAAAAACGATGTAGAGCTTACATATAGTTTATTTTTAAAACTATTCAATAATTTTCCCAAATCAGAATTAGAACTAATAGATATTACACTTCGCATGTACATGCAACCTACGTTACAAGTTGATGATGGGTTATTAATTAGTAGATTAGAAGAAGTAAAAGAAGAGAAACAAAAATTATTATCAGGCTTACAGAACAGACTTGAATGTGAAGACGAGGAATGTGTACGTAAAAAATTAGCAAGTAATAAACAATTTGCAGAGTTGTTAGAAGAACTTGATATAGAAGTACCATTAAAGATAAGCCCAACCACAGGCAAAGAAACATATGCCCTTGCTAAAAATGATATTGGCTTTCAAGAGTTATGTGAACATGAAAATTCTTTTATACAAGAACTGTGTGCTGTAAGATTAGGAACAAAGTCTACTATTGAAGAATCTCGTATAGAAAGATTTATAGACATAGGTGCAAGAAACAGAGGCAAACTTCCAATCCCCCTTAAATATTATGGTGCTCATACAGGCAGATGGTCAGGATTAGACAAAGTAAACTTTCAAAACTTACCGAGTCGTGACGCAAAAAAGAAAGCACTGAAACAAGCTATACTTCCACCTGATGGCCACATTATATTAAATGTTGACTCGTCACAAATTGAAGCTCGAATACTTGTATGGTTAGCTGGTCAAGATGATGTAGTTGAACAATTTAGAAATCATGAAGATGTATATTCAAACTTTGCATCAAAAGTTTATAACAAAAAGATAAATAAAAGAAATAGAACAGAACGTTTTGTAGGTAAGACTTGTATTTTAGGACTAGGTTATGGCACTGGGTGGTCAAAGTTACAACACACTTTGAAAACCTCCCCGCCTGGTGCTGACCTATCTGACCTTGAATGTCAAAACTTTGTAAGAATTTATAGAGAAGTTAATTATAAAGTTATAGAGTTGTGGAGAGATTGCGATAATGCATTGGAAGCTATTGCATCTAAAAAGGAGCCATACTATCTTGATAAACATAAAACAATTTTAGTTACCCCTGATGGATTAAAGTTACCAAACGGATTATACATTTACTATCCTCAGTTAAAATGGGATACATCAGAAGCTAGAGGAAAGTACGTATACCAAAGTCGTCAAGGACAAGTATCTATTTGGGGAGGTGCAGTTGTCGAGAACATTGTCCAAGCACTAGCTAGAATAGTAATTGGTGAACAGATGATAGAAATTAATAAAAAATATAAACCTGTATTGACTGTGCATGATGCAGTTGTTGTCACCGCAGCAAAGGAAGAAGCCGATGAGGCATTAGACTTTTTAATGACAGAAATGTCAAAACCGCCTGTGTGGGGTAAAGATTTACCTATTGCTTGTGAAGGAGGATATGCTGATAACTATGGAGATTGTTAAACGGCGAGGTATTTTTAGACAGCACGAGCCGTATGCCACTCGGAATTTAAAACGGTATATGGACTGGAAAATAAATGGGTATGTAGACTATTTAGACACAATTGATCCTGATAGATTATATACCCTTGAGTATGATACAGATGTCCCGACAAAAGAAGAATTATTAAATAGTATAGACCAACATTATGTGCAGACATATAATTCTCATTCTAGAAAAGATGAAAAAGAGAAAGAAAAAGAAAAAAATAATAATACAGATTGGTTCTTTAAGGGAGAAATAGTTTTACAAGATGAAATAGAAGATGAAATAACTCCACTTACTTATGTAGATGAAATAGAAAAACGAAAACAAGAATTAAAAACTAAACGTAAACAAGAAGAAAAAGAAGCAAAAGAAAGAAGAATAGAACGCAAGAAAGCAAAAGAAGAGCAAGAGGAACTTAGACAACAAAAAGAAAATTCAGAACTTAAAGTACAACAACTTCAAAGAGCGGATAGAGGGTATGTGGATAGATATTTTCAAGAGTATGGTAGAGAGGGATTAAGCGCTTTGTTCCAAGATTCAGCATATCATATTGGTCGACTTAATCTGCAAATTGCTAAGTCAGATGTGATTATTGAAAATGATGTAGAGCTATTAGAGTCGTATAAATATAGGCAAGACTATGTAAAAGAACTTATACAGCAAGAAAGAGAAAAAGATAAAAACGGAGATTGTTAATAATGAACTACGTGCGATTTAATTTAAAGATTGACACAAATGACATTACTGAACGCGTTTACAATTTAACAGAGAAGTGGATTAGTCGGTCGCAAGAGTATCCGTTCTTTACCCTTGGGCGCAGCGCTTACCTTGATGGACAGACTCCTGAATATATAAAAGATATTCGCTATGATAATGCACTAATCCTTGGAGAATTTGGGGACTTACATGAACGAGCATTACAAACATTAGAAGAATATTTTCATGAACCTATCAATCTTTCTTGGGATTTACGATGCCCGGGCTTTCATATTTTTCCGAGCGACCCTGTGTTTATAGTAAAAGATATTGCTGGAAATTGGCACAAAGATTTACCTCATGAAACATTATTTCTTGGTTCAGAAGACCCATATACATTTACTATACCCATTGAACAACCAGCATCTGGAGCGGGTATAGATTACTTGGATAAATATTGTCAAATGCAACATATTCCTTATGAAAAAGGGGGCATGATTTTGCATGATGGCACGGCGTTTCACAGAATAGCAGGGCTTAAAGAATATGTACCTAATGAATATAGAATTACTATGCAAGGACATTTAATAAGACGCAAAGGAAGATTGGAGGCTTTTTGGTAATGTCTCACGAAGCAGGAAAAGGTAGTAAACAAAGACCAACAAATAACAAGGCATTTAACGACGGATATGATAGAATATTTGGAATACGGTGTAAGCATTGTAGGTATAAACAGCAAAAGACAGAGAGTCAGCCTGTTCTTTGTGAGTCTTGTGGGAAAGAACTATGATGGAATTTGTGTTAATAATTAGTTTAGTAGGTGATTTGGGTCCCG